GCTTTGTATTTTTTCATTGCGCATTCGCAAGTTATAATAAGTGGATATGATTATTCTTCTTGGTTTTCTTCGCTATTTTCTCCAGTTTCAACTTCTGGTTCTTTCGCGTCACCGACTGGTTCTGGGGGAGTAAGACGTTGGATGAGGTGCGCGGAAAAATTCTTGAGATTATCAACATCCTGCTTAGCCTTGTTCATTTCCTTAAAGAGGAAGATAACACCCGCGATTGCCACAATTGTAGCAATCATCATAAGAGTTTCACGGTCCATTGGAATCATTATAGTCTATATGCGAATCATCTTTTTAAGTAAGAACACCCATATGCATTCTGCCTGGGGGAGGACATTCGTATGGAGTTTGTGCAAATTGAACGGCTTCGTAATGCGTAGGTTCACAGGATCGTTGGGTTGGGGGAGTTGGTTGCCCCACAAACTTTTCAAGCGTCCTGGATTTTGGATCGTACGTCAATACAAAAACGATAGCGAGGAGGAAAACTACGTTCCACATATGTTTTAATAATTAGTTAGAATATAAAAGACCACCCATACCATTCTCAATGCGAAGAACGTTGTAATTGACTGCGTAAATGTCGTCGGTATTGACAGATAAATCATTCACGATACGAGCAGAGTCAAGGCGGGAGAAGTTGAGAGTACCAGTTGGTTGCAACTTACCTGTGTCCAAACAGAATGGATAGACGAACAAGTCTGTGGCGCTGACGTTACCACCGAGCATAGCGGAGCTACCATTCGAAGCATGGTAGTAGAGTGGAACTGAGGAAAAGTGTGGGTTGGCAAACTTGAAGTCGGCGACATCGGTACCGTTAATTTGAAGCTTAGTCTTGTTATTGATACCACCAACTGTGCTGAGCATATAAACACCAGCGGTGTTAGCAGCAGCCATATACTTCACTGGGTGGTTGAAGTTAAGCTCTTGTATCTTAGCCAAAGAGGCAGTCGCCTTTTGCACTTGAGTAATGATCATATTTTGTGGGTTGGACGCAAAGAATTCACGTTCTTGGGTATCAAGGTACGCATAATTGACATAAACATCCCACTTTCGATTGGAGTCGGCTGCGGCAGAACCCCAAGTAATACGAAGTTCTACATCGTGGTATTGGAGAGCAATAAGAGGGAGGGCGGATTGCCAGTTTTCACAGAAACCAAAACGGAGTGGGTAGAATCGAGAACTACTGACACCACCGAAAAGATCACCCGCTGTAGATTTAGAAGACGTGGTCGCGGAGAGGGTTGGAGCGATAAGAGTTGAATAAATAGAATCTTGTTCATCAATGACCTGACCACCGATAAGAAGTTCCACCTTCGAAATGAGAGTGGTCCAATCACTGACAACTTCCGTTGTAGAGCCATTATTCACAACGAGATACACATAGTTGAGGAGATCCCCCTTGCGTTCAAAGCGTACAGTGGACATGCCATTATTGCTAACATTCCCCTGGATTACCTGACGTTCAACGGTTTGGGAGAAGTTAGTGTGGCGCTTATAGGTAGAGCGGAAAAAGCTGATTTCGGGCGAGCCGACGAGGTGCGCATCCTGAGCACCGACAGCAACAAGTTGGGCGATACCACCAGACATTTTATATTATAGTGAGAGTTTATTTTTAACCAGCCACTGCGATATAAACTGTATCAATTTTTAATAATGTAACAAAGTGCTCTATATGGGGGTATTGTACTATAAGTGCTACCACTTCCAGTGTAATCAGTGCTACCATTATGGTAGTGAGTTGCACTTTCACCAGATAACGAAATACCTGTATATGCACCAAAAGTTCCCATTCCCTCCTGTGCATAATACACCTGTGCCTGACATGTGCTACCATCTACACGACCACCATCATCTGCTGCGTGCTCTGTATGGTTATGTACGCCCTCGATGCCATGGTTATGATTCTGATTTGGGCCATATGTAGTTGCGCTGTGAGAGTGCGAAGGCATAGAAGTAGCACCAATAGAACTCGTATTCGCACCACCAGTTACACTCGCATTCGCTGACGCCGTCCCACCAGCACCTACGCTAAATCTATTTCTAATATCGGGGCGTCCAGAATTTCCGTCACAAAGCGACCATCCCACTGGAATTGTTTCTATTGTTCCATACCATAAAGCTATGAAACCCGACGGAATTTCAACATTGTTGGTACCATTTACATTTAAAGATGTTACTTCAAGAGGACCAATGTTTGAATTACCATTTATATTTAGCCTATAAGCACCTGGATCATTAGTACCTATTCCCACATTACCCAAAAATGTTTGAACTAAGGTTTCGGCCATTTACTATAATGAACTTTATTTTTTTCTTTAAGTTTTCATCATGTAACAGAGTGCATAATAAGCAGGTTTCAAGTCAAAAGCAGTTGGTGATGCGGCACCGCTATAAGAAGTTTGAAAAGAATGAGTATGAGTGGTACTATTACCGCTAAGATTTAGATTGGTATATGCTGCACGTGTGTTAAATCCATATTGTTCATAGGTTTGACCAGCTTGACACGTGGTACCATCTACACGACCACCATAATCAGTTGCACGTGTAGCGTGAGAGTGAGATCCGTCGCTGATATAATGGGTGTGATAAGCACTTTGAGTTCCGGTTGAATAGTCATGATAATGTGACGGTATATGCGATGTTGTAAATGTTATACTATTAGCTCCACCTGTATCATTTGGTGCCGTGTATGTCTGCCCACCACCTATCACAAATAAGTCTCTAAGATCGGGTGTATCATTCGAACCATCACAAAGAGCCCAACCAGTCGGGATTGAAGCTTGACTACCAGACCATATAAGTATGAGGCCATATGGAACGTGTGCATTAGTTATAAGTCCTACTTTAAGACTTGACGTCGATACACTTCCCACCGAAGTGCTACCATTAACATTTAGCATATAAGCACCTGGGTCATTAGTACCTATCCCCACATTACCCAAAAATGCTCGAACTAAGGTTTCGGCCATTTACTATAAGAAACTTTATTTTTTTCTTTAAGTTTTCATAATAAAGTGCATCGTTATCCACGATGGCCATGTCTGTACCGAGCTATTACCACCATATGAGCTAGTTGAAAAACTATGACTATGCGATACTGTCTCATTACCAAGATATACATTTGCATTGGCACCGTAGGTATCAAATCCAGTTTGCGCGCTATAATTTGTACTTTGCGATGATGTTTGCTCGTAGTTATAAGCATCATCAGTCGCCTTTTGTCTATGGTAATGTGACGGATCACTGACGTAATGGACGTGATTAGCACTTTCAGTCCCTGTAGTCCCATTATGAGTATGTTGCGGCATATTTGAATTTGAATAACTCCTTGAATAAGGAGCGCCACCTGTGGCATTCACCGCATAACTAGTACCAGCACCAATAATAAATCTATCCCGTAAATCGGGTGTTCCATTTTGTCCGTCGCATACGACCCATCCGGTTGGGGTACTTCCATTTACCGGCCATAATCCTATACTACCCTGTGGTATAAATGCGTTAGTTACACCATTAACGGTAATATTCGTCGCCGCAAGTGAAGTCATGCGTGTTGTACCGCCATTTGCAACATTTAGTGCATACGCCTTTGGGTCATCTGTACCAATACCAACATTACCAGCAAATGTTTGAATCGCACTTGCCATTACTAGTATGTGTGTATAATTTTTTTAACCCCTAATAACGTGAAGGTTAAGAAAACTAAAACAGTATTAACTCTTTCGAAATTTCAGATTCCGATACTAAGAAAAAAGTGTGCAATCTCTGTAAAAATTTTCAAGAAATGGGTGGATTTTCAACACCCACTCTACGAAAGATTACAAGTGCTACGAGGTGTCACAAAGATGGTGTCGTGTTGGTCAAATATATTGAAGATGGGTGATGCGTCGCGACACAATTGAGAATTATGAGCATCATCATAGTTCTCAAGAGTGATTATGAGGGTGAATTGTGCTTTCCTGCACATGGACACAATTAAATTAAAAAGGGGGCAAGCTATGGCGTTTCCCCATATATTGGACACACCCACACTATACAAATAAACTTAAAAATGGTTCAGTTTTAAATGACTGTGACATTCCCACATGAATACGTGTGGTCAGTATTTGTACTTGGGAATGCACGTCCGGTACCCCA